CCTCAGTGCCAATTCCAGCCACATATGAAGCTTTTGCAGAAAGGATTGCATTGTGTTTTGGGCTTTTGTTAAATAGTTCAATTAAAAAATCGGGATAGAGATTATCTGCTCCGAAGGTCACGAATCCTTTCGCCTTGTTCTCTTTGAACACGGGAAGTTTATTGTCGTGAAAATTCAATCTTTGGAATATCATCTCTATCAAATAGCGTTTAATCTTTTTTGTTTGAGAACTTGTCTATTGATGTGAATCCAAGACAAGCAATCACGATGAATTCAACTGCACTCACCAATTCAGGAGAAGGTACAATATCAGCTGGGCTAAGAGAATTGTGAGCCATAGTGCCAAACAATACAAAAGCACCGATGATCCCAACGAATCTTTTTGATGACATTTCTCCTTTGTCACCCGTGAAAATTTCCATTAATTTTTTCATAAATCTTTGCTTTCTAATAACGTGTATGTGAATGAATTGCCGTGCAATGTCGCAGCCTTTTTCACAAGCAACATAAACTCGTCAAAATCTGCGGACTTTTTAAACACCTGACATCCCTCGCTCCAGTTCTCTACGTAGGTTGAATCAACTCCAGCCTTGTGAATGTTAATGCCATACACACCTTCTGTGATTGTCTTGGTGTCATAGGTCATATCCTTGTTGGCATCACGATAAACCTTCACGGGTTTGGCTTGTTTCAATGCTTCGTATTTGCCTTGATGTAAACCGATAGCGTGTGAACCACGATATTGACCAGGAACAAGACGAGCCACTCCTTGTGCGTTGTGAAATTCCTTCACTCCCTTTGTGCCGGGATCTGTGGTAGCCATGTATTTTTTGAAGTGCCACACATCGCCTATTTTGTAACTTACGGTGAGAAAGTCATCAAAGACGTTTGTCACTTTGTTACCTGTATCCGAGTTGCGGATTCCGATGATGTTGATGTTGTAATCACCATTCTCAAAAAAGGCATATCCTTTCGCCTTCATTGCCACTTTGATTTTGTCTATCATTTTCCTTGTCCTTTTTAAATACTTATGTTGAAATATGATTTGTATAAAGATTCGGCTAACTCTGGAGTTGTAGCCCATCCAATAATTTTCTTTGTCCCATTAACCCTTGCTCGTACATAATAAGGATTTCTCTTATTTGTTGAATCAAAATAAACACAAGCGGGTAGATTCCTTTGGTTATTAATTACAACACCTCTATTGATACCATTTTCTCTAATCGTAACATTTCTTAAATTTTCAATTCTATCATCTGATGCTATGCGATTTATGTGGTCAATTTTCTTTTCTGAAAATCCATTAAACATTGCATAGACAACCCGACTTCTTGCAAATTGCTTACCATTGCAAGTAACAAAGTGTCTATTTGATTTTAAATCAAAATATCCAGCTTCTTTTCCAATTACGCTTTTATTGGATATTTTCTTCTTCCAATACAATTTGCCATTGTCGTAAGTAAATATTTCGTTAAAATTAATATCTATCATCGCCCTTGTTTTTTATATGGTTTGGAACTCTTGTGTTTGTTTTTGTGTTTGGTGTGCCGACCTAATTTGTTTTTTGGTTTAGAACGGAATGACGTGATGTTTACTTTTGCCCCCATATGTACATTCTAAAATAGTCAAACTCTTCTTTCCCACCTTCGCTCACATAGTTCAAATAAGCATCGTAAATCTCACCTTTGAATTGAACGGGTTGAGTTGTGGTATCAAGTCCGGCACCTACCATTTTGACGGCATACACTTCCATCTTGTCTTCAATCACGTGCATCTGTTCAACAACGGCTTCCGCTTTCTTCTCAGCAACAATCACGGCTTCTTTTAATTCGGCTTTCTCTTGCACCTTGCCTTCAACCAATTGCTCTCCTTTGGCTTTTGCAACGGATACAACTGCAGATGCTTGACGAAGATTTGATTCAACCTTTTTCAACATTGCTTCAACCTCATCAATCGGAGGTGTGGTTACTGCACCAACAGGGAAAGCAATCTCAATCGCTGCGATGAACAGACAAAACAAAATAACTAAGTATCTCATAATTTTTTAACGGTGTTAATGATGCGAAGTTCTGTGATAGCGGCTGCCAATGCGGAATCGGATTTCTTCAAGGCATATCCGAGACGGTCAATCTTCAAATCCAACGCTTCAATTTTCTTGTTTGAGTTTTCAAGTTGTTCGGTGTACGAACTCTTCACGTCATAGTATAAGTACGATACACCAACCAAAGCGAGGAACGCAACTCCAGCGACTGGATTCTTGCGGAACTGATCAAAGCTAATTGGTAGCGGATTTGCTGAGGGTTTTTTTACGGTCATTTGATGCGATTGATTTTTTTACTCCAATAGATAACAGCCAAAATACCCGAAATAATACCAAGAATGCCCACGCCAAAGGTAACCAAAGGTTGATAAATCTGAGCAAAAGTGATGACCGCTGATGAACCCGTGATGGCGGTGGCGATTGCTGCGGTGGTATCATTGAGATTCTTCATTAGTATGGGAATGGGGGTTCTGTTACTTGAAATTCAATTGGTGCGCCTAATGCTTTTTCTAAATCTTCAACGTATGTGATGTAATAAAAGCCATCAAGTTCGGAGTATTGAAATGATACCCAATATAATGTTTCGCCGTTTGGTACTGGTAATCCCATATAAGTCGCAGCGGTTTGACGTGCTGCGATTGCTTCGGTTTCGGTTGTGTATTTGTAGCCTAACATTAGTATATTGAGTAAAACGTGTTTATATTAGATTCTATGCCATCACGATTTGCAGTTTGATCATTTTCATAAATTAAAACTTCCGAAATAAACCCTCTTTGCGCCCTTGTAGCACTACCTCTATTTTGGTTAATTTGGTTAACTCTGTTTGTAGATGCAGATATAATACTAATTAGATTTCTATCTAAATTTCTTAATTTCGTCCGCAAATTAACAGTTACTCCATTTATTTTATTTATTCCGCTTTGAACCGTGTCGGTAAGGGCGTTATCGAGCAAGTAAGTGTCTAATCCACCGTGATAATCGTTAAAATCATCATCACTAACAGGTAAGCCTTGATATTGAGATAATTGTGTTACTTGCACAACTCCAAAAATACTTCTTGGATTTATTATATTTGCAAATTTCAAATTATTACTACCCGTATTGTCATATTGCATAGATGGTTTTGAGCCACTTGTGAGTAAAACTCCACCACTTACAATTTGCGGTTGAAGTGCTAAGGTTGCTTGTGTTGCATTTTTACCGTTACCACTTTGGTCATACCATACAGTAATAAAACCATTACCTGTACTACAAAAACTTAATAAAGCTGATGTGTCCAATTCTCCTTGCATAAATCCAAAATCTTGTTCTATGTTGTCTATTGACCTTCGAACACGAATTGCATTACCTGTGTATGCAGTTCTCAATTTACGCAAAGAGAATGCAGCAGCTGCATTGGGGTAATCATCTAATAAATTTCCTAAAATTAGACTACCAATTGTCCCTAAATTTATAGGAATTTCTCCTTCAAACAACTTTTCTCCAAATCCACGAAATATGCCGAAATTTGCCATTAGTAGTCTCCTTTAATTGCAAAAATATTAACACCCGATGTCTGTGCAACGGTTGTTCCTACAAGTACTTTTTGACCGATTTTTAGTTGCAAATCACTATACGCACTTACTGCACGTTGCGAGCTTGTAGTATTAGATGCTGTTACTGCGTTTAAAGCAATTTCATCGTATAATTTAGGATTTGCACCAGCCGTATCAGTAATAAATATAAGTACGAAACAAGCCGTATTTGTACCTGCAACCTTTGCTCCTATTTGCGTGATTTTTGTTCCATTAGTTGCTGCGGTGAGCAACTCCACAAGGTTAGTAGTTGTCGCTCCCGTTCTGTCTGTTGTCGCTGTTGTAACTGTAACTATTTTAGTTTCAGGGGTGAGTGCGAATATGGGTGATGTATTTGCAGGCATAGTTTAGTAGTTGTAAAATAGGTATAAATCCCCACCCGTTGAAGGTGAGATTGGTAAGTTTGTCAAATTGCTTCCATCAACCGCTGGAAGTTTAGCGGATGCGTCTAATTGAACGAGTTTGTTGGCGGTGTTAAACGTGTTTCCTTGCGTTGTAACGGCTGAACTCAATCTCGCATCACCCAATGTACCACTCGTGATGTTTGATGCGTTTGTCGTGTCTACATTCGGCACATCTGCCAACCCTACTTGTGCCTTTGTGGTGGCGTGTGGGTTGCTTGTGTTGGATGTGTGTGATGTAAGCGTTGAAAGGTTTGCCGTGATTTGTGATTGTAACTTCCCAAAGGCAATCAAAACAGAATCAGTTGCAGAAATTACCGCATTAGTGACAAGGGAAAGACCAGTCAAGATGACCGCCCTCACTCGTGATTCCGTGAAATACTGATTTGTTCCTTCGCTTATGTCGGTGGTTGTCAATACAACTGCACCCGTTTTTGTGTTTACCGATTGAACATTGCCTTGCGATGCAATGGTGATTGTTTGAAGTGCATCGTCAAAAGTGATAGATGTGTTTGAACCAGCCAATAAAGTTGCTTTGACTTTGGTGTAAACACGGGTATTTGTGAAATATAGGTTTGTTCCTTCGGCAAGGTTGGTTGTTGAACTGGCTTCCAATACACGCTGACCAATGTTGGCAAGGTTTGTCCGCTTGGTGACGTTCTCCGAATAGTCAACGATTGGTATTGAGTCCTGATTGACATCAATAGTTCCTATCGGATCAAGTTGTGAAATCTTCTTGTTAGCCATAACTTTCTACCAATCTACCTCCATCCTCTTGGAGCAATAAAAATGAATCCTCAGTCAATAAAAAAAACGCAGTCAAAGCGTCAACATCGTAGTTCTTTTTCTCCAAATCCGTGAACCTTTCAAAGCCAATGTCTCTTTGAGTTGTGAATAATTTCTCGGTCAATTGAACCTCGTGTTCAACTCCCATATCTCGTTGCGTTGTGTATATTTTCTCGCTCACGATACTTGATAGAATAATTCGTTGTTCAACAATGGGATGACTTTCAAGATGCCTGTCTCAACCAACTCATCTGCCAATGATGGGTTTAAGTTGTTAGATGAAATTTGAGCATAGATTCGGTATTCGTGTTCACCAACTTCCAATGTCTTTGCATCGGTCACACCTTCATCAAAAAGAAACTTGTTGTATCTCTCCGTTTGCGTGGATACATCGGTTAAAATAAAATTCTTCACCGCATCGGTTTGACGGCACTTCATACTGAATAGAAAATACGGGTTTGCGATGGTGACTTTTTCAGTCAACGTCACATACCAATACTCGGAATCTTGCTTTGTTACTTTCAGCATCTATTGAAAATAGCGAGATCAAAAATATGTAACAAAAAAAGGGAGAGCAATCGCCCTCCCTTCTTAGCC